CCCCCGAGCAGAAAGCTAAACAATTACCTGACCCAAAGACATTTCGCTTGCTTTGCGTAGTGCCAGAGGCTATGGAGAAGTTCGCAGATAGTGAGACTGGTATTGTTAAAGCAAGCCAGTCAATGATGTATGAGGAAGTGCTCACTCCGGTGCTATTCGTAGTAAAGGCAGGGCCAGATGCATACAGAGATACCAGCCGGTTCCCAAGTGGGCCGTCTTGCAAAGAAGGTGACTTTGTCATCGTTCGACCCAATTCAGGCACCCGCCTGAAAATACATGGTCGTGAATTCCGCATCATTAATGATGATTCGGTTGAAGCGGTTGTGGAAGATCCCCGGGGCATTTCCCGTGCTAGCTAAGGAGTAACTAATGGCAGAAGCTGAATTTAAAGGGGAAGAGTATATTTTCCCCGATGAACAAGAGGATACGGGTAAACCCGTAGAAGAAGAGTTTGAAGTAGAGGTAGAAGACGATACCCCTCCTGAAGATCGTGGTCGAAAGCCAATGAAGGAGCCTGTCGAAGAAGTAACTGATGAGGAGTTAAGCAACTACGACGAGAAGGTTCAGGCACGGATTAAGAAATTTACCCGTGGCTACCATGATGAGCGTCGGGCTAAAGAAGAGGCTATGCGCGAGCGTGTGGCAGCTGAATCCTTAGCAAAACAGTTATGGGACCATAATAAAAATCTACGGGAACAGTTATCTGTAGGTACGAAAGCCTATATTGAGCAAAACAAAAGTGCAGCGCAGCTTGAGCTTGAGAAAGTTAAACGGGAATACAAAGAGGCTTATGACTCTGGGGATTCCGATGCAGTTGTAGAAGCTCAAACTAAGTTGTATAGGGCTACAGCTAATCTTGATAAAGCAGAAAATTTTAAACCCCCTTTACAAGAAAGCAGAAATGAGGTACAAATACAACAAACAAGTGCAAATAAATCAAATGTTACTCCACGTGATGAGCGTTGGATGCACAATAACACTGGTTTGGTGCTGATGAAGAAACTGACAGCTACCGCCCTCGGGTTGCATCAAAAGCTGGCAAGAGATTACGGCACCCAGTATATTGGTACTGATGAGTACTATAATAAAGTTGACGCAACTATGCGTAAACGATTCCCCGAACATTTCGGGAGCGACGATGAACCGGCTGAAGAGGGAACTCCGCGCCGTGCAACAAAACCGTCTACAGTGGTAGCCCCGGCTTCCCGTAGCACACCGCCTAACCGCATTCGGTTAAAGGCATCTGAGGCCGCGATTGCTCGCAGGCTTGGGGTGTCATATGAAGACTATGCGCGACAGGTTGCTAAACTAAAAAGAGGTGAATAATGGATCAGACTACTAAACAAACTCGTGCGCCCCGTGAGGCCGAAGGCCGTAACGTATCGTATCGACCAGAAGCATGGCGTCCTCCAGAGACACTGCCTAGCCCAGATGATCGTCCGGGTTGGTCACATCGCTGGGTACGTATAAGCACTCTGGGAGTATCTGATCCTAGTAACATTTCTTCTAAGTTACGCGAAGGATATGAACCCTGCAAAGCAGATGAATACCCTGAGCTTATGATGCACGCTTCTACCGAAGGTCGCTTTATTGGCAACATTGAGGTGGGCGGATTATTGCTCTGTCGTATCCCTGATGAGTTTATGGCACAACGTGCGGCACACTATGCCAAACAAAACCAAGCTCAGATAGATTCGGTTGACAATAACTTTCTAAGAGACAGTGATCCTAGGATGCCTCTTTTCTCTGATAAGAAGTCCAAGGTCACTTTTGGTTCTGGTTCTTAAATTTTAGGAGTCCTTAAATGGCAACTACCGCGTCCCCCTATGGGCTACGTCCCATTAATCGCGTTGACAGCATGCCTTATGCTGGTGCGACAGAAACTTTTCTGATCGACCCTGCTGGCGAAGCTACCAACATTTTCTATGGTCAAGTCGTTATTATCGGATCTGATGGCTACATTGCTATATCGACCGCTACTGGTGCTGATGTTACTACCAATAACCTTGGTGGTAACGGAGTTGGTGCTATTGGCGTCTTTGTTGGCTGCGAGTATATAAATGCTCAAGGTCAGGTAATTTACTCTCAGTACTACCCAACTGGTACAACTGGTGTGGTCACTGTTAAAGTCATTACTGACTCTAACGTAGCGTTCCAAGCTCAGTTGGATGGTTCTGGTGCTCAAACAGTTCTAGGTACTAACACATTCTTTGCTGCTGTGCAGAGCACCTCTACGGGTTCTACTCGTACTGGTAACTCTACTAGCGCCTTGGATGCGACTGTTCAGACTACCGCCGCAGCCTTCCGTATTGTTGGTTTCGCCTCACCCGCAGGCGATGCTTACACAGACGTGTTGGTAAAGTTCAACCCTAGCGCTCATAGTTATACCAATAACGTTGGCCTGTAAGGAGTAAATAAAAATGGCAATTTCACGCGCACAACTACTTAAAGAGCTGTTACCGGGCTTGAACGCACTGTTCGGCTCGGAATATAAGCGATACGGCGAGCAACATAAGGAGATTTACGAAACTGAATCTTCTGACCGTTCTTTTGAAGAAGAGACCAAGCTATCTGGCTTCGGCACTGCACCTGTTAAAGCTGAAGGCTCTGCCATCGCTTATGACAATGCACAGGAAGCATGGTCTACTCGCTACAACCACGAAACCATCGCACTAGGCTTCTCCATCACTGAAGAAGCTGTTGAAGATAACTTGTATGACAGCTTGTCTGCCCGCTACACGAAATCTTTGGCCCGTGCAATGGCTTACACTAAGCAAGTCAAAGCAGCCGCTATTCTGAATAACGGTTTCAATGCTACTTATGCTGGTGGTGATGGTGTCGCTTTGTTTAGCACTGCTCACCCAACCGTTGGTGGAGGCGTTAACTCAAACACTGCTGCTGTTCAGGTAGATTTAAACGAGACTTCTTTGGAAGCCGCCGTTATTCAAATCGCCGCTTGGACAGATGAGCGTGGTCTGTTAATCGCTGCTAAGCCACAGAAGTTGGTTATCCCTCCTGCATTGATGTTCGTTGCTGAACGTCTGTTAAAGACTGTAGGCCGTGTTGGTACCGCTGATAACGATATCAACGCATTGAAGCAGATGGGTTCAATTCCCGGTGGCAGCACCGTGAACGACTTCTTGACCGACACTAATGGTTGGTTTATCTGTACTGATGTTCCTAATGGTATGAAGCACTTTGTGCGTAAATCTATGAACACCTCTATGGACGGTGACTTTGACACCGGTAACGTACGTTACAAGGCCCGCGAGCGTTATAGCTTCGGCTGGTCAGACCCATTGGGAATGTGGGGTTCATCAGGCTCAAGCTGATGAAAGACTGAAAAGGGCTCCTCACAAGGGAGCCCTTTTTTTGTTGCATAGTTTTTTATTTTGATGTAATATGCGTTTAACCCGGGGTTATCCGGTGTATCTGACAGCCCCCGGCTGACGACATGCAGACGGATACGCCACACTTGCATGTAAGGAAATATCATGGCTCAAACCACATTCTCAGGCCCAGTCGTATCTACAAACGGCTTTTCTGGCGCAGTTACCGCAACTACTGTTACCGCCACTGGCGCAGTTACCGCTACCGCTGCCGACAACGTTATTGTGATCCCCACTTCTGATCCCGGCGTTGCTGGCGCGATTTGGAACAACGGTGGCACATTGGCTGTATCCGCCGGTTAATTTAGCCCTACCCGATTCGTTCGGGTTTGTTTTTACGTTTAGGAGCTAATTATGGGTATGCAATCTGATATTCTGGCAAGCCAAGTCCGTACGGATGATGGTGCGCTAAACAACCAAGCAGGCGGTGCTATTGGCCGCTGCCGCGTGCGTAGTATTCGTATCGTTCCAGCCGCAGGTGCAGGCTCAGTCGTATTTAAAGACGGTGGAGCAAGTGGCGCAACTAAGCTGACTCTCAACACGATTGCTAGCGCAACATCAACAGATTACACGCTGATACCCGACCAAGGCCTGTTGTTTCAGTCCGGTGTCTATGTAGATGTGACTACGGTCGCGTCTGTTATGGTCTTTTACTCATAACATGTCTAAGGCAGAAGCATGGACGCGCAAAGAGGGCAAGGACCCAAAGGGCGGCCTGAACGCCAAAGGGCGAGCCTCTTACAACAAGGCCAACCCGGGAAAACCCGGACTGAAAGCCCCAGCACCCAAGCCAAAGACAGACAAGGACGCAGCACGGCGAAAGTCCTTCTGCGCCAGAATGTCTGGGATGAAGGCCAAGAACACAAGTTCCAAGACAGCCAAAGACCCGAACAGTCGTATAAACAAGAGCCTTAGAGCGTGGAAGTGTTGATATGAACCTATCCGACTCAACCAAAACCGTGGTGGATTTCGCGTCTGTTTTTACTGTGTTAGGAACACTTGTGGATTTCTTACCCGCCGTGGCCGCCTGTTTTACCATTGTGTGGACGCTTATTCGTATTTGGGAAACCAAGACCATTCAAAAAATCTTTCGTAAAAAGGAAACCTTATGATGAAGTACAAAGACGGGGGCATCTTCCAAGACCGCGACGGTATGAAGGCCCCACAAGACATTGATGGCGGCTCTGCAAAACCTAAGAAGCCAAAGAAGAAACCCTCACGCACAAAGCTGCCTCCACTGCGCCCCGGTCAAATAGACATGCCCTCGGACCCCGATGACGGCTCTGTTGGTCTGAAACATGGTGGTAAAGTCAAAGGCATGCACCGTATGCCCGATGGCAAGATGATGAAGAACAGCGCCCACGACGACATGAAAAAAGACGCGCCGATGATGAAAAAAGTGGCGGCTAAGGCTGTCAAAGGGCATGAGAAGCGCATGCACAAAAGCATGGCCTCTGGTGGTTCAGTTCGTGGTGATGGATGTGCCCAACGCGGTAAAACTAAAGGCGCAATGCGCTAAGGAGCATAAAAATGGCAACAGATAAAAAAGACGTATTAGGCGATTTCGCTGCAAAAAAACGGCGGAGTCTGACGCCCGCATGAAAAAGATGAACCCCAAAGGGCGCAAGCTCGACAAGAACGGTAACCCAGTCGTTACCAAAGAAGAGCTGGATAAGTCTGGCATGTCTTTGCGCGATTTTTTGAATAAAGAACGTGGCCTTACTACTCGTAAAAACACTCCTAAAAAAGCCGCCCCTATGACTACCCCCTACACGGGCCCAGAGGGTAACGCCGGAGACGCCGAAGCGGCAAAAAATTCCCCAATGCCGCGCATTAGAGCAGAGGCCCGGATGAAAGACATCGTGAGAGGGCAAGCAGAACAAGAGCGTATGGATGCTGACCCATTAGGCGCGGGCATGAAAAAAGGCGGTAAAGTCAAAGGTATGCACCGTATGCCCGACGGTAAGATGATGAAAGACAGTGCCCACAAGAAACAAGGCGGTAAAGTTGCTAAGTACTCTCGCGGCGGTGGTATCGCTGTTAAAGGCCTTGGCAAAGGCCGTATGTGCTGATATGAGAGCCTCACGAGGCATGGGCGCCGTAATGCCCAGCAAGTTAAAATTCAAGGGTACTGCCTATAAAGAGGGGGGTACAGTCAAAGACGCTTGCTATCAGAAGGTCAAAAGCCAGTACAAAGTGTTCCCCAGTGCGTACGCAAGCGGGGCTATTGCTAAGTGCCGTAAGAAGGGTAGCAAGTCGTAATGGCTGTTCGCAAAACCGCAAAAGGAGCCGCGCTAAAGCGTTGGTTCAAAGAAGACTGGAAAGACGTATCTACGGGTAAACCCTGTGGGCGTAAAGAAGGTGATGATCGATCTACTCCGTATTGCAGGCCCACAAAACGGGTGTCTACCAAAACCCCAAAAACAAGTGGGGAAATGACACCCGCCGAAAAGAGTAAGCGTGTGGCGCAGAAAAAACGTTTAGGTCAGCCCGCAGGGGCGCCAAGGCGTGTAACACCCATAAAAAGGGGTAAGTAATGGCAGTTTCTGGCACAACCGATTTTAATCTCGACTTCACCGAAATAGCGGAAGAGGCTTGGGAGCGCGCGGGCCGTGAAATGCGTTCTGGATACGATCTACGTACAGCTCGTAGGTCTATGAATTTGATGACCATCGAGTGGCAGAACCGTGGCATCAATATGTGGACTATCGAAGAAGGCGCAATAAACCTTGTACAGGGCACGTCAGAGTACGATCTGCCCGCCGATACTATTGATTTGCTAGAGCACGTAATCCGCACTGGCGCTGGTACTGTTTCGACACAGGCTGACCTCTCCATAACACGTATTAGTGTTAGTACCTACGCGACTATCCCTAACAAGTTACAGCAGGCACGTCCGTTACAGGTGTGGATACAGCGACTACGTGACGCCCCAAAAATTAATGTTTGGCCAGTACCTGACCAAGGCACTGTTGATAACCCGTACTACGTCTTTAAGTACTGGCGCCTACGCCGTATTGACGACGCCGGATCGGGCGTACAGACGGCTGACGTTAACTTCCGATTCTTGCCCTGCTTGGTAGCCGGACTTGCGTACCACATCGCTATTAAAGTGCCTGAGCTTGCCTCACGCATTGAGATGTTGAAGCAGATATACGACGAACAGTTCAACTTAGCCGCAGGAGAAGACCGCGAGAAGGCCTCAATTCGATTTGTACCCCGCCGCCAGTTTATTGGGGGTAGTTAATGGGCAACCGATTTGCGTCCGGTAAGATTGCCATTGCGATCTGTGATCGTTGCGGTTTTCGCTTTCGCCTGCGTGAGTTGAAAGAACTGGTTGTTAAAACCAAGAAAGTTAACTTGTTGGTCTGCCCCGCATGTTGGGATCCAGATCATCCACAGTTACAACTGGGTATGTACCCAGTTGATGACCCACAAGCGTTACGTAATCCTCGTCCAGATAGCACGTACTTACAGTCTGGGGCTATGTCTGATGGCAGTATTGGTGAAGGCAGCCGTGATATTCAGTGGGGGTGGAACCCAGTGGGTGGCGGCAATAACATAGTAAGCGGCGGTACGCCAAGCGACTTGGTAGCAAACGGTTTTATTGGTACAGTAACGGTTACAACTAGCTAAGGAGCTAATATGGCAACAAAAATGAACATGACGACGCCAAGATGGATAAAGTCAATATTAAAAAGGCTGTCGGCAAGCACGAAAAAACATGCACCCCGGTAAACCTATGACTAAGTTGTCTACGGGCGGCGGAGTTAAAATTCGTGGTACTGGCGCGGCTACCAAAGGTACAATGGCACGTGGCCCAATGGGTTGAAAGTAAGCTATGAACTACACCGAGTTGAAGATAAACGTCCAAGACATATGTGAAAACACGTTCACAGATGAACAACTTGCTATGTTCACGCAGCAGGCTGAGCAAAAAATCTACAACACGGTGCAGATTCCAGCCTTACGTAAGAACGTATCAGGCGCGTTTACAACGGCAAACAACTACTTACAGATACCGTCAGATTTTCTGTACTCCTATTCGTTGGCTGTTATTGACGGTGATGGAGACTTCCATTTCCTACTAAACAAAGACGTTAACTTTATTCGTGAAGCGTATCCGTCATCGTCTTCGACTGGCTTACCTAAACACTACGCTAACTTTGACGATTCGTCGTTTATTGTAGGTCCAACCCCCAATACCGGGTACGCCGCCGAACTGCATTATGGGTACTATCCGGAGTCTATTGTGACTGCTGGCACTACGTGGCTTGGCGATGAGTTTGACTCCGCACTTTTGAACGGCGCTTTGCTTGAGGCAATTCGCTTCATGAAGGGTGAGGCCGATGTAGTTGGTATGTACGAGAAGTTATATGTTCAGGCCATTGGCCTGTTAAAGAATTTGGGCGATGGCAAGCTGCGCCAAGACGCGTACCGCTCTGGTCAAGTCCGCACTACGGTTAGTTAAGGAGTTATAAAATGGCAATTTCACAAGCAATGGTCACGTCGTTCAAGGTGGAACTCTTTGGTGGGATCCAAGACCTAGACACTGACACAATTAAAATTGCGTTGTTCACATCGTTGGCTACGCTAGGCGCAGCCACTACAGCGTACTCTACTACCAACGAGGTTGTGGGTACGGGCTACGTGGCGGGTGGAAATACGTTGGCTGGTGCAACCATTAGCTCAAGCGGGACCACGGCTTTTGTGGACTTCTCTGACACCACTTGGACTAGCGCAACTATTACGGCTCGCGGCGCGTTGATTTACAACAGCTCAAAAGCTAACCGCGCTATTGCTGTATTGGACTTCGGCGCGGACAAAACCAGTACTGCTGGCGACTTCACGGTCCAAATGCCAGTGGCCGATGCTAGCAATGCTCTGATACGTATCGTATAAGGGTAGATTATGACCTCGTCCGTTGAATACTCCGGTTGGGGTGGCGGCGCATGGGGCCAAACGCCGTGGGGCGCAGACCTCACTATTGTCTTAGTTGATGGCGTTTTAGCCACTGGGGCTGTAGGTAGTGTTGCAGTCAGTGGTACCGCCATAGTAGTTGCCACAGGCGTCTCCGGCACGGGGCAAATCGGCTCAGTTGTAGTTGCCGCCTCTGCGGTTGTAAGTGCTGCGGGCGTACAGGCTGTTGGGGCGGTTGGCGATGTAGCTGTTACTGCCGATGCCAATGTAAGCGCCACCGGGGTTTCTAGCCAAGGCCAAATAGGCGTGGTATCCGTTACTGCGGATGCGAATGTGCTGGTTACTGGAGTCGCTGCTACCGGGTCTATTGGCTCAGTAGTGGTGGCCGCAAACGCAAATGTTCTTGCCAGCGGGGTTGCTGCCACCGGTTTTTTGGGGTATGTAAATATCTGGGGCCAAGTAGATGACAATCAGGCTGCAAACTGGCAGAATATAGGCGATATCCAGTCCCCTTTGTGGGCGGAAGTAAATGATGCGCAAGACGCAGACTGGCAAACGATTGCCGCATGACAAAAGGTACTAAATGACCACGCAATATACACCGATTTTGGCCTTGGCCCTCCCCGTCACCGGCGAACTATCCGGCACTTGGGGCGACGTTGTTAACGACAACATTACGTCTATGGTGGAGCAGGCCATTGCTGGTCTTGCAACAATTAACACGTGGGCTGGTAATGGTCACACACTTACCACGGCGAACGGCACGACATCTGAGTCCCGCTGCGCGATGCTGGTGCTCACTGACACAGGTGTGGCGTTGACCGGTGCGGCTACAGTTATTTGCCCCACGGCGTCTAAGATTTACATCGTCAAGAACACATCTGGTCAGAGCGCTACGATTACCACCGCTGCTGGTACGGGTGTTTCTATCCCCAACGGCGAGACGATGTTTGTGTTCTGTGATGGCACCAACGTGGTTCAAGCGGTCACCCGCATTGCCAGTGCCGATGTTGATTTTGCCAAGCTCAAGGGTACTGGGGCGGTGGTTGTTACCAACATCCTTGACGAAGACAACATGGCGTCTGACTCTGCTACGGCTTTGGCTACGCAGCAGTCCATCAAGGCTTATGTTGACTCACAGATCGCGGCCAATAATGACCTGTCTGAGGTCTTGGCCAACGGCAATACCACCGGTGGCACCGATATTGTTGTGTCTACTGGCGACTCGGTTCAAGTAACTGACTTAACGGCGTCCGTGGCCGTGTTTACCGATGCGTCTAAGAACTTAGTATCCAACGCCATTACGGGTACTGGCAACGTAGTGATGTCTACGTCTCCTA